CTCTGATAGAATCTGGCTGGCTGGATGAAAATGGTGGTACTCTATTCATTCACGATTGGGAAGAATGGCAAGAGCCTCTTTATACTTTCAAAGAACGGAGGGAGAGGGACGCTGCCAGAAAGCGTGAGGAGAGGAAACGGTCAAGGCTCCAGAACGAGGCAGGCAGAAAAGAGGATGCTATCTCCCAGGAACCGGCGCCGGAGATGATACCATCACCGGCAGTCAAGGATTCCCCTACACCGGAACCGGAAAAACCGAAAAAGACGGCAGCGGAAGAACGTACTCCTGCATTTGAGGAGTTCTGGAAGGTATACCCACGCAAGGAAGGAAAAGGCGAGGCGTACAAGAAGTACAAGGCGCGGCTCAAAGATGGGTACAGAGAAGAGGAGCTTCTGGAGGCGGCCACGAATTATGCCGGCCGATGCACGAGGGAGCGGACAGAAAAGAAGTATATCAAGATGGCTAAGACCTTCCTAAGTGATACCCTGCCGTTTGTGGACTACATTAAAAAGCAATCGCAAAGTGAAGCAAAACAAGAGCAGACGGATGGAGCGAATCCGTTTGGGAAATTCCTTAAAGGTTAGGAGGCGGATAACGTGAAGGAATTGGAAGGGATCGCCGCCGGTGTATTCATGGAGGCGGCACAGAAAGCAGGTGAGGCGGAAAGCAGTACCGGAGACTATACCGACGGTGATGGCCTTCTGCATTGCGGCAAGTGCCACAAGCCGAAGGAGAAAGTGCTGGAGTTCCCTGGGTACCTGGACAGAAACGGAACCAGGCGCAAGATGAAGGTACGCTGTATGTGTGACTGTGAGACGGCGGCCAGGGAAAAAATGGCCCGGAGGGAAAAGGAAAGGGAGGAGATGCAGCGGATACAGAGGCTCCGGGATTCCAGCCTTATTGAAAGCAGGCTCCGGGCGGCAAGGCTTTCCTCTTTCGTCAAGACCAGGGATAATCAGAATCTTTATATGATGGCACATCGGTATGTGGAAAAATTCGAAGACATGTACAAAAAGAGCCAGGGTATTCTTTTCTGGGGGACGGTGGGAACCGGAAAGAGCTTTACCGCTGCCTGCATTGCGAATGAACTGTTAGACCGGATGGTTCCGGTCATAATGACCTCTTTCGTGAAGATTCTCCAGAACATCCAGGGCGGCAGCGTGGACGAGGCGCAGTACATAGCACAGCTGAACCGGGCAAGGCTTTTAATCATTGATGACCTGGGGACGGAGCGCAACACGGACTATGCCCTGGAGAAGGTCTACAACGTGATAGACAGCCGGTATTTATCCGGAAAGCCCCTGATTCTCACAACGAATCTGACGCTCACGGAGATGCAGGAGGCGCAGGATACCAGGTTTAAGAGGATATATGACCGTATCTTTGAAATGTGCTATCCGTTCCGGGTGTATGGAGATTCCTGGAGGATGGGGCAGGCGGCGCAGAGGTTCGAGGACATGAGGAGCATACTGGAGGGATGATATGGCAGATGCAGTGGAATTAAAGATTTATAACCAGGAGGACCGGCTTTCGGTGGCGGCTATTCTGATTAAGAACGGTTACACGGTGAGCCAGGGGAAAAGGCAGAGGACAGCCACCGGCAAGACGATGGACTATTTCCTCAAAGTATCAGAGGATGGAGACAATGCTGATACATCGAAGTAGGAGGTAATGATTTGGACAAAGTGAAATTTACAGTCCTGGGAGAGCCGAAGGGGAAAGGCCGGCCGCGC